GGTGCGCGGACATGGCTTTCTACTACCTGCACACCGCCGTCTCCGCACCCGAGGGTGTCCGCAAGGCGTTCGAGGATGCGCTTGCCGGACTCAAGGATATGGCGCGAGGTGTCATCGTCTTTCAGGCCGAAGGGGTGCCCACCGCGAATACCGACGCTTCCGGGGGCGTCCGGCTTGATGTCCCGAGCCGGATATTCAGCCCGGACAGCCTCAAGGGGTTTTGAGCATGATCAGCATCAAGGCCACGGATGGAACCGTCACCCTGTCCCTTTCGGCGGGGCTGGAACGCTTCGAGGCCGAAAAACCGCGCATCCTCCGCGAGATCGGCATGTCCCTGCTCGTGAACATCCGGCAGGGATTCGAGGCCGAACGTTCTCCCAAGGGCGAAGCGTGGGAGCCGTTGAAACCCGCGACCGTGCGGCAGAGGAAGGGCGACGCCCACCCGATTTTGCAACGGAAAGGGCGGCTCAAGAAGAGCATCACGATCAAGATGACGCCGGACAGCGTGATTGTCGGGACGATCCTTGCCTACGCTGCGGCCCACCAGTTCGGCGCGGCCATCAAGCGGGCGGCGGGGGCTGTGAAACTGCATTTCCGGCGCATTAGCCGGGGGCCGAACAAGGGGCAAGTCCGTTTCGCCCGCGCCAATGACAAACGCGTGAAGTTCGACCGGACGTCTGCCGCTCACACAATCCGCATCCCGGCCCGCCCGTACCTGTTCCAGCGCGACGGCGACATCCCGGACGGCTGGCAGAGGGCGATCGTGGGCATCGTAAAAAGACATTTGGGGGTTGACCATGCCTAGCCTGACCGAAGTGCGTGACGCCGCCGTCGCGCTCCTGCGAACCGTCCACCCGGATATCTCCCGCGTTGAGGCGTTCTCCGGTGAAATCACACTCGACGCCGTAGCCGGGAAAGGCTTGCCGCCGGGGGTGTCTGTGCTCGTCGCGGCGGTCGCGGCGGACAATGATGCACAAGGGGATTCGCTGGATTTCGACGTGATGGGGACGTTCGGGGCGCTCGTCGTCTCTAATAACGTAGCCGGGGCCGAATATGCGGAACAGGACGCGCTGGATGTTGCCGAGAAGACCGCCCTTGCCGTCCACGGGGCCACGTTCG